TTTCGAGAATGTGAGAACACCGGCAATCCTAAGCATCAAGGGAGAACCCAAACCTGGGTACGGACCTTTGTCAATCGGCGTGAGTAAACAACTTGAAACACCCCTACCTTTTCCACAACACCTTTTGGACCGAGCGGTCAAATATCTGAAAACAACCATCTGCGCTAAGGCAACGCCGGTAATCCAACCGGAACAAGCCTTAAGTCTCCAAGATGCTGTTTGTGGTAAACCTGGAATTCCATACCATCAACCTATGGACCTGACAACATCATCAGGATTTCCTTATACTGCAACATATCATGGAGCTTCGAAGAAACATTTCATCGTAGTTAGAGATGGCAAACTCCTTGGATTTCATCCAGAGTTCAAGGAGGAGTTTGAAGAAGCTAGATCGCTCAGAAAGAAAGGTGTAGTTCCTTTCCGACCCTACTTCGATTTCTTAAAAGACGAGAGATTGGTGCCCGGCAAAGCGACACGCCTCATTAACGGATCGCCTATGTCGACAACAATTGATTTCAAAGCCTATCTTGGATCTTTCCTTGCTGCGGTTAGAAAGAATCGTCATGAAATTGGAATTATGGTTGGATTGAACACCCATGGACCGGAATGGACAAAACTTGCGCGGGATCTTTTAGCAGTAGGAGAAAAGATCTTGTGTGGGGACTACTCGGCTTTCGGACCAACCCTCATGCCTGAATGTGTCATGGGGGCAAGTGAAATTGTTAACGCTTGGTACGACAATTGGTGTGGTGTCGACGAGGAGGCAAACAGGGTTAGAAGATGCCTCTTCTCCGACTTACTCTTTTGCAAACACGTGGCGGGAGATACTTTGTATCGAACCCTCACTGGATCGCCATCCGGGGCGGCTTTGACTGCTGAAATGAACTCGCTAGTCAACATGTTGTATATGTTGGTAGCGTGGCAATCAATCACAGGTAGAAGTTGTCACGAGATGGAAGGCCAGGTTTGCTTAAGGGTCTACGGCGATGACGTTATCATGTCGGTGTCGGACATGGTAATTGACCAGTTTAACAATATTCACATTCAAAATTTCTTTCAGAAACATAACATCACGTACACGGACATAACGAAGACGGGAGAAATGCTGCCTTACAGAAGGTTGAAGGAGGCATCATTTCTAAAATGTTACTTTAGAAACCATCCAACACGCCTAGGCATGTATCTTGGTTCACTTGACGAGCAGGTGACGCGGGAAATAGCTATGTGGGTCCGATGCAAAGCAAAGGATACGGCAAAGTACCGGGAAGCCAGCTTAATCGCCAGTGAACAATGCTTACAAGCTGCCTATGGGCTTGGGGTTGCCAAATTTAGCGAAATGGTGACAACATTGGAGAAGTTCTGGGCCGATCGAGGAGTACCGTTCCACCACAAGGAATGGGAGGAGTATGATCGGATGTTTATGGAGGAGGGCGCTTGGTTAGGGGCGCTGGATCAGGCTACGTTGTGTGTGTGGGAAAGCCACATGGGCACGGAGAAGATCGAACCCTACCAACTCCCTATGGATGTCCAAGATGAAAAGGATACTGCGTCGCAATCCAGCGATGTGGTTCCTGGAAGCTTGGAAAAGTTCCTAGGGTTTATCTTAGACG